CACCACAGGCAACTACAACACAGCTAGTGGGGGTGGCGCACTCTATAGCAACACAACAGGTATCCAAAACTCAGCAGTAGGTGTGAATGCACTCTATTATAACACAACTGGTAGTTATAACTCAGCCGTTGGTGTGAATGCACTCCAGAACAACACAACTGGTTCTAACTCAGTAGCAATTGGATATTGTTCATTATATAACAGTAATGCAACTGGTAATAACATTGCAGTTGGATTTTGTGCTGGAGCTGCTATTACCACTGGGGTTAATAACGTAGTTATTGGAAGTTATACAGGGTCAGCTGCCCCAATATCAGCTACTGGTTCGAATTATATTATACTCGCAGATGGTGCTGGAAATGTAAGACAAGTTATTGATAGTTCTGGTAACGTAGGTATTGGTATAACATCTGCACTAACTGATAAACTACAAGTCAATGGTTCCATAACTGGAACCGTGATAAAATCAACTATAGCTACTGGAACCGCACCATTAACAGTGACATCTACAACTCCAGTTACTAATTTAAGTATTGGTGGTAATGCTGGAACTGTAACTAATGGTGTATATACAACAACTGCTCAGACTCTTACCAATAAATCATTATCAGATAGTACAACATTTTTTATTGATGAAACTGATGCTACTAAAAAATTACAGTTTCAATTATCAAGTATAACTACAGCAACTACTAGAACATTAACAGTTCCTGATGTAAGTGGCACTATAATTACTACAGGTGATACTGGAACTGTTACAGGAACAATGATTGCTGCTGGTACTATTACAGATTTAGATATATCTTCATCTGCGGCAATTACAATTACTAAGTTAGCATCTAGTACTATTTCAGGAGTTTCACTTGGTTCTAACTTAAACACATTAACTATTAGTTCACCATTAACTGGAACTAGTTATAATGGTTCTGCCGCAGTTTCTATAGGTATTCCTGCAGCAACTACTTCTGCAAGTGGATATCTAACTTCAACTGATTGGAACACTTTTAATAATAAACAACCGGCAGGTTCTTATTTAACTGCATCTACTGGGGTTACTACATTTAGTGGAGGAACTACTGGTTTAACTCCTTCTACAGCAACTTCAGGAGCAATAACTTTAGCAGGAACTCTTGCTATAGCAAATGGTGGAACTAATTCTACTGCAACTCCTACATTGGGCGGCGCAGGGTATGGTACAGGTACTGCACTTGCATATACTGCAGTTGGTACTACAGGACAAGTATTAACATCACAAGGCGGAGCCGCGCCTATTTGGGCTACTCCTTCAGGAGGTACACCATATACAACTGCATCTAACGTACAATTAAACTCGCTGGGTATTGGTACACCAGCATCTGCTACGGCAGGTGAAATAAGAGCAACTAATACCATTACTGCATATTATTCTGATGATAGATTAAAAACTAAACTTGGAATTATTGAAAATGCAATAGAAAAGATTATGTCACTTGATGGATTCTACTATGAGGCAAATGAAACTGCCCAAGAATTAGGATATATAGTTAAAAGAGAAGTCGGAGTTTCTGCACAATCTGTTCAGAAAGTATTACCTGAAATTGTTGTACCTGCTCCTATTAATGATAAGTATCTTACAGTATATTATGATAAACTTATACCATTATTGATACAGGGATTTAAAGAACAACAGATTCAAATTGATGAATTAAGAAGCCTAATGGGAGCAAGCAAATGATAGATTTTCCATCATCACCTACCAATGGACAGGTAGTAACATTAGCTGGCAATCAATACACTTACAATTTAGCAAAGACTCAGTGGCAGGTTACAACACCTTCAGTTTCTACTAACTTGGGTGGTGGTTCATTAGGCACAATACCCTATCAATCCGCATTAAACACTACTGCGATGTTGGCAACAACAGGTGGAGTCAATGATTTAGGTTATTTAAGTATTAAAGATAGTACAGCCTCACCAACACTTCATTGGTATGCAGGAACTACTTCAACAAATGTTAGTAATAATACCAATTGGATTTTTACTGTTGCTCCCATTATTCCAAGCACAATGTTTTTTATGTTTTAAATATTTTTAGAGCCGCTGCGTACATCTAAATATCTAGATATGGATATTATTATGAAACCAAACGGCGGCACAGAAATACTATTCAACAACTTCTTAAAATTTGTTGATGAATATAACCCAGACAAAACAAACATCATTCTTAGTAGATGTGACCCATCGCTGATATACCAAAATAAAACTAATATAGTATGGCAACATGTAATGACCGATCAAGGCGTTACACTAGGTATGAATTACCCAGAATTTGTCAATAATATAGATCATTTTGTATATGTTAGTAATTGGCAATTAAATCAATTTAAAGAAAAATTTAATATAGATCATTGCAATAATCACGTTATTAGAAATGCTATTCCAGAAATAGAATTCATAGAAAAACCAACCAATAAAATTAGATTAATCTATACTTCAATGCCATTCCGTGGATTAGACATTTTACTAGATGCATTTGACCTAATAAACAATAATGAGGTAGAACTTCATGTTTATTCATCTAATATCATTTATGGTAAAGATTACAGTGCTAATGTAGGAAATGCATTTGAACCATTATTTCATAGATGTAAAACTATGAAAAATGTAGTTTATAAAGGTTATGCAATGAACAAGGCAGTTCATAAAGCAGTTCAACAAGCACATATCTTAGCATATCCTAGTATCTTTGAAGAAACTAGTTGTCTAGCAGCAATTGAAGCTGGTTCGGCAGGATGTAAAATTGTTACAACCGATTACGGTGCATTAAAAGAAACGTGCGGTGATTGGGCATCTTATATTGAGTTTACCAATAATAGACAAGATCTAGTACACAGTTATGCAGAATTATTAAAAAAAGAGATTGACAACTATTCACCAGAGTGTTATAATAAACAAAGTAAGTGGTTTAATGATCAATATTCATGGACCAATCGTGCAACCGAATGGAATAATTTTTTTAATAATATATGCAAATAACATACGGTTCAGTAAATGATGGGAGACAATATATAATAGATATTGTTTCAAAGTCAAAACAATCATCCACTTTTAAAGTTATAGATATCGGTGGTGCAGTAAATGGCTGGTCTAAAGATATTTCTGATATGATTGTAGATAAAAATATAGAATCATCAGAAAATAGTATGCAACTTGATATTTGTGTATTTCAAGAATGGCAGAAATTATTAGATTACGTTGAAATAAATGGAATGTATGATTATGCAATATGTACACATACCTTAGAAGATGTGTATAATCCATTCTTAGCATTAGATTTCTTACCAAAAATAGCAAAAGCTGGCATTATAACAATGCCAAGTTTAAGAACTGAGTTAAGTAAAGTTGAAAGCAACGACTGGCTGGGATATATTCACCATAGATGGATGTTTGACATCATTGATAATAAAATGCTAGTAATTCCAAAATTAGAATTATTATCATCGTTAGTAAATAATTCAATAAAATTTAACCCACTTCAAGCAGAAATTAGATATGAATGGAATGGTAATATCAACTATGATATTTTTATGGACAATTATTTAGGACCAAATGTATCAATCGTTGTTGATACCTATCAAACGTTAATTAGTAAACTCAAACAAAAACAATTATAAACAATATGACAAGAAAAGTAATGATTGGAACACCATGTTACTCTGGGCAAGTAGATGTGTGGTATACAAACAGTTTAGTCAAAACACTCAAAATAATCGCAAAATCAAATTTAGATATTGAAATAATTCCAATTTGGATAAGTTTTGATGCATTACTACAACGTGCTAGAAATGATACAGTAGCGTTAGCACTTGAAATGGAATGCGATGACTTAGTTTTCATTGACTCTGATATAGAATGGGAACCAGAGCAGTTGTTCACGTTGTTAAACTACAATGAAGAGGTAGTAGGTGGAACATATCCTAAAAAGAGTTCAATAGAAGAATATGTTGTAAGACAATTAAGTATAACACCAATAGTTTCAGAATCTGGATTGTTAGAAGTTGATGGTCTTGGTACTGGTTTTGTAAAATTAAGTAAGAATGCACTGCAATACTTATGGGACTCAAGTGAATATTATGTTGACCCAAAAGATGGCAAAGAAAGAAGAATGATATTTGATGTAGTTATTAAGAACCAATTATTACACAGTGAAGACATTCATATGTTTGATAAGTTAAAAGAAGGTGGGTTTAAAGTTTGGTTAGATACAGCAATAACTTGCAATCATTCTGGTCCAAAAAAGTTTACTGGTGATTTTAGGTCTTGGTATAAAAATAATATTATTGATAAAATTAATACCCCTATTAAAAAACAATTATGAAACAATTTATTATGTTATCCGGCTTACCCAGATCTGGGTCATCGGTATTATGTTCTATGATAAACCAACACCCAGATATTCATGCATCAACTACTTCACCAGTTATTGACTTAATAGAAATATTAAATCAAAATTGGCCAAATATTTCAGCAGCTTTAATAAAACCTGATATAAAACAATATCCAAATATGGTCAAAGGAATATGTTATGGTGCATATGAACATATTGATAAATCAATAATCATTGATAAAAATAGATTGTGGCCAAGACATGGTAAGTTAATGACAGAAGTATTAGGGAGTAAACCAAAAGTAATATGCACCGTTAGAAGCATTCCCGAAATTTTAGCATCGTACATTATTCTAATCAATAAAAATTCTGACAAAATAACATTTGTTGATCAGGATTTAATCGATAATAACCTTCCTATAAACAATAAAAATAGATGTAAACTTTTATGGGAGAAATATATTAATGGTCCATACAATAGTGCAAGAATAGGGTTTAATTCCCCTGATGTTGATTTACTTATAGTAGAGTATGATGATATAGTAAACAATAGTCAAGAAACTATGAATAAAATTTGCGATTTTATAAACGCTGATACTATTAATATAGAGTTGGATAATCTACAACCGATGAAAGAAAATGATGACTATCACGGTGGAATGAAAGGATTACACGAGGTAAGAAGTATTATGAAACGAACTAGTCCATCTCCAGAATTGATAATAGGGCATGAGTTAACAAATTTATATACGAACATGAAACTGGATTTTTGGAATAAATGATAATAGAAGCATTTAGAAATAAGTTTACACAATTAAAATCACAGGGTATTCATATACAATATGTATTAGATATAGGTGCATATCGAGGAGACTTTACTGATACAATAAAATCAGTATGGTCTACTGCAATAGTAAATCAATTTGAAGCAGATGAAAGGCAATTAGGTTTTTTACAACCAAATGCTATTATAAGTTTACTAGGTGATATAGATGGAAAAGAAGTCGATTATTATACATTAAATGAAAATAAAATAACAACTGGAAGTTCCATATTTAAAGAATTGACACACCATTATTCAGAGTTATCAACTGTAATTATTAAAAAACAAATGGTTACATTAGATACATTAAATGAAACTCATAATTTTTATGGTAATTGGAAAAATAATGGACTAATAAAACTTGATACACAAGGGTCAGAGTTACTAATCCTTGCTGGTGCTATAAGGTTCTTAGAAACAAAACAACCAAGATTTATTTTAATAGAATGTTCTTGGATTAATTATAATGAAGGGTCACCACTTTTTTTAGAGGTGATGAATAAATTAGATACATTAAACTATAAAGCAAAAGACATATATGATATGTCATACGATGTACAAGGAAACTTGATACAAACTGATATTTTATTTGAAAGGAAAACATAATGAAAAAAATATTTTTTTTAGATGGTGGTGCAGGACGTGTTATCGCAGCGATACCAGCATTATTAAAATATGATAGATTAAATCCAAACACTGATTGGGCAGTATTAGTCGGTGCATGGGATTTTTTACTTTGGGGTATTCCAGAGTTACAAGATAGATCCTATAATTTGGATACAAAAGGTGTATTTGATAATGTCGTTAAGAATTCAGATCAAATTGTTACACCAGAACCATACAGAGTACCTGCATACTTTAGACAAGAAATCTCATTAGTTCAAGCATTTGATAGAGAAATTAACAATACATTAGATCATAGTGATTTGTCACCACCATCCATGGTGTTTAATAAACAAGAACGTCTTGTTGCAAAAAATACAATTAGTGATCTAAGAGGTATACAAAAGAGACAAAAAACTATTATATTTCAACCATTTGGACGTGGTGCAAAAGTAGAAAAAGAAGAAGTTATGGATGAAGAATCTCGTAGTTTGAGTTCTAAAGATTATTTAACTCTTGTAAAAAAACTATCAATGAAGTATAATTTGGTATTCTTTGGTGAACCTGAATTTCAATTAAAAGCTGATACATATACTGCAAAGTATACTTGTGATTTAAGGCAGTGGGGTGCACTAATTGAAGAAGCAGATTATTTTGTTGGTGTAGATTCTGTTGGACAACATATGGCGAGAGCTGTTGGAACACCAGGTACAGTAATATTTGGATCAACATTTCCAATTAATACGTCATACCCAGATTACTTCCAAATTTTGGATAAAACAACTAATAAGAAATATAGTCCTATTAGAATTACAGGATTAGATTCTACATTAGCTAATAGATTAAATGAAGCATCAATGACATTCTCAGATAAAGAATTAAATGATGTATATACAGCAATAGTTACTGATATAGAAAAAAAGGTGAAATAATGGCATATACGATTTTAGCAATCAACCCAGGGCATAATGGATCTGCAGCGTTAGTAATAGATGGTGAACTAGTTTATTATTCAGAAGAAGAACGTATTAGTAGATTAAAATATGATGGGAACCCTTTTAGAGCAATGTTACCAATACTTCAATCACATCAAGTTGATGAATTAGTAATTGGTGGTACTATGACAGATTTCGCGCAAGTATTGTGGACCAATGAAGATCCATATACGGCACTTGCAAGAAAATTCAATCCAAATATCAAAGTTACTAAAATGGGTCACTTACATCACTTAGGTCATGCATCTGGTGCATTTTATAATTCAGGATTTGAAACTGCTGCTGCGATTGTAGTAGATGGTGCTGGGTCTATTCATAGAGAACAAGTTAATGAAAATGGTGCGGAAGTTTCTGGTTATGAAACTGAAACAATTTACCATTGTTCATATCCAAATGAATTTAATGCTGTATATAAACGGTATTCAAATGGATTACATAACGGAATGTATTATGATAATGGTATACAAGAATTTGATGGCTCTGTAACTATTACTAAATCTTATGAAGCTGTTTCCGATTACTTAGGATTTGGTTTTATAGAAGCTGGTAAAACTATGGGATTAGCTCCATATGGATGTGATGATGAGAACATTCCAGATTTTTTCATTAATGGAAAAGGTAATAAGAATTTATTAATTGCAAATTATCCAGCTGGTGCCTATATTGATGAAAATTCAAACCCATATCTAAAAAGATTTATTGTTCCTAAAGAATGGCACAATGACTTTTCGTTGGTAACAGACCAAGCTAAAAATCTAGCATATAAAGTTCAAAAAGATACCGAAGAACAAATATTTAATTTGATTCAAAAAGCAGTTGATATAACTGGTGAAACAAATATTGTAATTTCAGGTGGGTTTGGATTAAACTGTGTGGCTAATTATAAGATAGTTAAAAGATTTCCAGAACTTAATATCTATGTTGACCCAATTGCACACGATGGTGGAACTGCAATAGGATTGGCAAAGTATGCTTGGTATGAACACGAACATGATAATGAAATCAGACCATTAAAATCTGTTTATTTAAGTTTAGCACCTGATTACAATCAATTAGAAAATATTAAACCATTAGTTCCAGATTTACAGTTTAGTGATGTATCAGTAAAAGATATTGCTGAATTAATTGAAGAAGGTAATATTGTAGCATTATTTCAAGGACAAGCTGAAGGTGGACCACGTGCATTAGGTAATAGAAGTATATTATTTGATCCAAGAAGACCTGATGGTAAAGATATCGTAAATGAAGTTAAACATCGTGAATGGTTTAGACCATTTGCTGGGTCGGTGTTAGTTGAACACGCATCAGAATGGTTTGATATGGCTGGGTTGCTTGAATCACCATTTATGATGTATGCCGTTGATGTACTACCAGAAAAGGTAGATATTATACCAGCAGTAACTCATGTTGATAATACTTGTCGAGTTCAAACAGTATCACCCGAAAATAATAGCAAATATTATGAATTAATTTCAGCATTTAATGAATTAACTGGTGTTCCAGTATTATTTAATACTAGTTTTAATCTTGCAGGACAGCCATTAGTTGACTCAGTGTTTGATGCATTTGTAACATTAGTAAACAGTGATATAAAATATTTGTATCTTGCAGATCTAAACTTGTTAGTATCTAAACCATAATGAATAGAACTTATCATTTTATATCAGGTCTTCCAAGGTCTGGTTCAACATTGTTAAGTTCTTTATTGAAACAAAATCCCCGTTTTACGGCAGGGATTAGTGATCCAATTGCATTGTACTGTGATGGTATCATTAGAGATACACATATCGGTGCAGGAATGGGTTCAACTGTTTCTATTGAAAAACGTAAGGAGATTATTAGAGGAATATTTGATAGTTTCTATAGTGATTCTTCAGAAGTATGTTTCAATACTAATAGAGTATGGACTAGTAATACTGCATTATTATCTGAAATATATCCAAAATTTAAGATGATAGTATGTGTTCGTGATATCCCATGGATTCTTGATTCATTTGAACAATTAAATAACAAAAACCCATTTACGGTAAAACCATTATATAATCATCAACAATTAGCAAATGTTTATGAAAGAACCCATATGTTAATGGGCAATTTTAATAATAATCCTGGATATGTAGTAAGTCCATTAGATAATGTTAAACAATCGATGCATTCAAATGAAAGAAACCAAATTTGTTATGTCGAATATGATACATTAGTAAAATCACCAGATTCAACTATGAAACAAATTTATGAATTTCTAGGTGAACAATGGTTTGAACATGATTATAATAATGTTGAAGATTCATATGATGAATTTGATGATCAAGCAAATATAATAGGGTTACATAATATTCGTAAAAAAGTAGAATACATAGAACGTAATACTATACTACCACCGGATTTATGGAAACACTATGAACAAGCTTCTTTTTGGAAATATGATCCACCCATAAAAAAAGAATTAAACTGGATTTCAACCAATATTTTAACTAACAGAGTTAATAATAAAATAAATAAACAATTATAGGAGAATTAAATGACAGATTTAACAACAGCACAAACCTTTGAAGGTGAAATAGTTTTAACAGAACGTAGAGCTACTAACGAGTTCATTATTACAGACATTCATGAATCAATTACAAATAAATTTGTAAGAGTTGAAATTGAATTAGGGCCATTTGTTACTGATACACGTCCAAATGGAGAGGCTACTGTTCGTGGTTCAAGTCGTAGAGGAATTAATGTATGGAATGGTACTTCATACGATGAAGTAGCAGCTACTTGGGATAATGCATCTTTATTAGCTGAGGTTACTGCAATATTAGCAGCAGAAGCAGTACCAGTTCAGTAAATTAAACATTGACAAATATATAATATAGTAGTATAATATCAAACATTAAGTAATAAATACTTAGTGCTATATCTTTTTATTGAGATATAAACAGATCGTTTCGAAAGAAACTAAGAGTAGTTGGTTCAAATGCAGTTTATTTGAACCTGCGAGTCTTGGCCAATGTAGAAACCCGAAAGTCGGGAAGCCATACTCGCCAAAGGCATAACTTGTGACAGAAGTTATGACTGATGGAGAAAACGCCAGTGACAAAGGGTTTAAAAAACCTTGGTTGTTATCTCCCTTAATGTAATGCATTGCTGCTCTAGAATGCACCAAGTGAAAGGAGAAAAAATGAAATATTCACTTATAATTCTAGCAATTATTGCTAGTCTATCGGCTTCTTATACGGAAGCAAAAACTAAGAACCATGTTCATAAAGTTTCACATATTGAACATAAACATAAAAAATTTACTACTAAAAAATCAGTAGTAAATCATAACTCAGCATATAGTAATATTGGTATAGCTAGTTGGTATGGATATGAATCTGTTAGAAAAGGCAGAAGAGTACCAAGGACTGCAAACGGTGATGTTTTCAGCCCATATAAAAATACCGCAGCACATCGTAAATTACCATTTGGAACAAAAGTTAAAGTCACTAACTTACATAATAACCAATCTATTGTAGTTGTTATAAATGATCGTGGTCCATATGTTAAACATCGTATTATTGATTTATCAAAATCAGCTGCTAAATCAATTGGTATCAATGGTTTACAAAAAGTATCATTAGATATTATCAGTTAATAAATACTATACATAAATTACTAAGAGGAAATATGAATTTAGGACAGATAACAATAATATCACCCCCAGATAAAATCTTTAATCTGAATGTAAGCTATCTTTTGATATGCCCATCACTTCATGTTAAACAGCAATTTCAAACTATTTTGAGTAAAAGCATAGATGATTTAAATGTATTCATTTATGAAAATGACGAAAATGATATTGATTGGTTGCTTAGTGTATCATTTATGGTTGACGTTGTAATTATTGATGTTGATAATTGCAACGATATAACTAAACAATTTATTACATTTCTGTTAGCACAACCAAATGTACATTATATTACAACTGATGAACTAACTCCATATAATCTAATATCAAAAAATAGGATTTATAATTTAGACTGGGTAGCTGAACAACTACAACAAAATATTGACGATGAGGACAATGACGAAGATGATGATGAATCAGAGAATTAGAACTGGGGTTTATTTAAAAGAGAATGATAATATAAACCAAGCTCTAAGAAAATTTAAAAAGAAAGTAGAAGAATCGGGAAAACTTGATGATCTACGTGAAAAAGAATTCTATACAAAGCCAACAACTGAACGCAAAAGAGCTAAAGGTTCGGCTAAAGCTAGATTAAAGAAAAAACTGCAGAAAGAAGCATTACCAAAAAAGCATTAATAAAAGGGGATTTATTCCCCTTTTTAGTTGACAAACATTATATTTTATTATATAATACAAACTTAATTGGAAAATGACTTCCAATTTATAGGGAAATTATAAATTTAGGCACAAGGAAAGGCACATGATCACTATAGATGGATCAAAAGCGAAAATCGTATGGTTTTCAAATAATCATAATATTGGCAAATTAACATCTAGCCATGGTATTTTATATGTAGTAAATGGTAAACTAGGTCAACGAAATAGTAAAGACTTATCTGGGTTTACTCCATCAGAAGCATTTGAAGATAGATATACAAAGCATCAATCTAATTTGCACGAAGATTATGTAGCTTCTCTCATTATCGTCTATGATAAGTCAGTTGTTTTAACAACTGAAGTAGATGATGAAGTCAGAAAATTTATTCATGATTTATATGTAAAACAAGAGATTGGTTTTGATGCCCTTTTTCCAGGATATCAAATAGACGGAACAAATGGCGAATCTATGATTGGGTATAATGACGAAAGTCATATGACTGATCTAATAAATGTTGTAAAGCAGTATTTCAAGTTAGAAATATCATTCAATATCCATAAACCATCAGTACCAAGAATCTATCAAGCTCCAGTTATTACTGAAGCAGTTAATATTCTCAAAAGTACAGGCCGCTGTTTGTTGGCTGCATATCCAAGTTTTGGTAAAACACTTACTTCACTAGAAATCACAGCTAATCTATTAACAAACGGTGGAGTATGTTTAGTTACAACACCAATCGTTGATACGATGAAAACATTGATTTCAAATGTTAATTCTTATCATTTTGGCGGTGACCGAAAGGTTATTATCACAATTATGGAATCTAAAGAATTTAGTAAGACGTCGATATCTGAAATTCATAGACGTGCTGCAAATAAAGAGATTATTATAGTGGTACTTAGTGTTCAGGATATTCGTTATGACCAAATGAACACTGCAAAGAACAAAATTCGTGAAAAATATGTAGAACTTACTGGAAATGTAGATTTATGGATTTGTGACGAAAGACATTTTCAATACGAAGGTGACGTCACTTCTGCAAAATTTGAAAACATTAACGCAACTTATACATTAGATTTGACCGCAACTCCATATGAAATTATGGATCAATACGATCCAGATCAATGTATACTACGTGGGCTTCCATGGGCTGTTAGAAATACCCATTATACTAAGATTCCATCTATAAAAATGGAAACTTTTAACACCCCATTCTGCAACGTATCACCAGTATTAAAAGATATATATTCAATTGAAGAAGGATTTTCTCCACAAAAGTTATTTGCAATGCAAGAGGGTAATTTTGTACATTCTCTTGAACTACACCGAATTGTTGAATTGTGTTATAATACCAACCAATCTAAATTTAAAAATTCAATGAGTATTACCAATGATACTTCATTAAGTGACGTAGCTAAAAGAAATGGAATGTGGGTATTACCAATTGGCGCTGGTGAAATTTCAGCAGATTATTATATTCCATTATTGGCAAAAACTCTTAATTCATATCAAACTCATACAGTATTTATTTCTAGTTATGAAATTAGTGATCAATGTCCAAAATACATAACAACTGGAGATTTTATTCAGGGATTGTTAGATGATAATATTGGTAAGAATGTTATAATATTAACTTGTAGAAAATTTACAACTGGTACTGATATCCCATCACTAGGGCATTTAGTAATGTTTGACAAAATCGAAAGCCTTTGTGGTTTTGAGCAGTTACTAGGTAGATTAATTCGTATTTACAAAGGTAAAGATAGAGTTAAAGTGTATTCATTAACACCTGGGTATAACCTACAAATAATGATTGGAAGACTTGCTAAAGCGGATGGGTCAAATGGTGAACAAATTTTATCATTCTTAGATATGATTTCATTTACCGACTTTGATGTAGATGGGTCAAGACGAGATGTTAATTCAATTCAGATTTTAGAATATACTCAAGAATGGTGTGAAAAGCAAGTTAAAAATGGCAAACTACCAGATGTACAATTGAAAAAAGTAGTATCATCATTTGATATCAATGAGTTTGCTAAGTTAGAGTTGGTTAATTCTGGTAATAAAAAATGTACACATGAGGTTAGTGATTCAAACGGATCCAAATCTAAAATTATTACAAGAATAAATGGGAATATCCCAACTCCTAAAGAAGTAGCAAACTTAGAGTTAAATATTAAAGATACAATACAGTCTTTAATAGGAGATTCAAGAGTAGTATGTTATTATACAAAATGCTATGATTATCGTAAAGTCTTCAAAAATGAAGATCTTATTGCAATATATGGCAAGGAAGTAATCGATGCAATCTTAAAAGCTGCAAAAAATTCACGAGAATTTAAAAAAATGCTTAATAAAGATTTCAAAGAAAAAAAGAATGCATATTCATCATTAACAGAAAGACAAATATACCCACTGTTGTTTGATAATTCAGAATTCAAACAAAGAAAAGGATTAGTATATACGGATTTTGCGTTAGCTGATGAATTAGTTAGTAATATCTCAGGTGCAAAAGACAAAAGTATTATTCTTGTTATTAATGCACTTAATGGTAGTATTCCATTAGCTTTAAGAGAGCAATACCCAGATTCAAAAATTATTTGTGTAGAAATATTTGACTATCACAAACAATATTTGAAATCACTTGGGTTTGAAGTCGTAGACTATAAAGATCTATGCAATATTGAAAAGGATTTCAAAATGCAAGGTAAAGAATTTCACGTGGCAATAGGAAACCCACCATACCAAGACGGTACTAAAGATGGTGGTCAAAATAAGATCTATACGTTTATTTGTAAGAAACTTTTAGAAATATTAAGTCCTGATGGGTCAATAACATTAGTAACACCAGAATCACTACTTAAGAATTCTTCAAGATATTCAATAATTGGAGAACATGGTCTTAAATTAGTAAATTATAACGTCAATAAATATTTTAATGTTGGTGTTGGAATATGTTCATGGACTATTGATAGAACATATACTGGTGATGTTAAAGTTATGTACGATGATGTTATAGATTATCAACCACAAAACAACGCTATAGTAAAATATAGCAAAGTTGATAAAGATTTTGTAACATTATATTATAAATTAAAAGAATTAACAGACAAACCATCAAAACGTATGTTTTGTCAAAATAACTTTGGGAAGTCGTCTGTTAAAGTTAAAGATGCCGTACATACAAATGCATTATATAAATTGAATAAAGGTGTGCCATTATTAACGTACTATACAAAAAATACCCCATACTTTTTTGGGGAATTAAAGTTTTCTATTGCAATGACAAAAATGATTACTGAAGAAGCATCAATTGTTTCAGATCTTGATTTTGATGTCGGGTATATGTGTATAAAAGTAAATAATGAAACTGAAGTTAATAATATCAAATCATTCATTTTTTCTGAGTACTTCTTAGAACATACAAGAAAGTGGAAAGAACTTGATGGTTATGGATTTGCATATGCATTAAAATATTTGCCTCCATTTGATATCTCAAAATCTTGGACAAATAATGAAGTAAAAGAGTTTATTGAAGGAGCTGTGTAATGGCCGATATCATAAGTGTAGTAGATGCAACAACACATTTACGAAAACATGCATTTATGAGTAGTGTTTCTAGAGATAAGAAACGAATTAAACAAACAGCTGAAGTATTTACACCTACTGATCTAGTACAAGAGATGTTAGATACATTATCTCCTGAGTTGTTTAAAGATCCTTCAAAAAACTTTATTGATAATTCATGTGGTGATGGTCAATTCTTAGCAGAAGTGTTGATTCGCAAACTTGAAAACGGTATTGATTTTGAAACAGCATTATCAGGTATTTATGGAGTTGAATTAATGCCTGATAATGTGGCAATATGCAGGGATAGACTATTATGTGGTCAAGAACATCTAAGACATATCGTAGAAACAAATATTGTATGTGCAGATGCATTAACATATAATTATGAATTTGGATTAAATTCATTACGAGATGAAATGTTAAGAGCACAAGCAGAATTATTTGGTGAATAACTGATTGACAATTTAAATCTCCTATGTTATAATACAAACTTACATTGGAGATTTAAATGGATCCACAAATACACGAGATATTGAGTATTACTATAGAAGAATGCTCAGAAATTATCAGTTAACTTTTGTGCAAGTCCAACCTTTATGATGTGCACGTGTTCCTCGTATGACCGCGTGCATATTTCCAACATTTAAGTTGTTTTCTCGGCAAAATGGTGATAATCCTAAAATAGTGGTTGCTTTACCATCCGGTGATGTCACTATGTATGTTTTACATGTTTTTTCTTTAATGGCTATTCTTTGCTCAGGAGTTTGTTCTTTGACAGAATTGGCTTGTTTTAGTTTAGATTGAAGGCGTTGTTCAGGAGTTCGGTTCAGTATTGACTGTTTAAATTTTTCTTTTATTACTAATTTTTCTTCTAATGTTTTTGATTTTTTAGTAGTAGCTGTCTTTTCTTTAATTGCCTTTTTTTCTTCCAGTGTTTTAGATAGCAAAGTAGTCATTCTTCTATGTTCAATATCAAGTTTTTCTGTGATAGATTTAGAATTTCTTGCGGCGGCTATCTTTTCTTTAATTGACATTTTTTCTACGTGCGTCTTGGATGACTTTGCAAATTTTATTTTTTCAATTGTTTCATCAGAATGTTTTCTACCCGTTGAATTTCCACCATCTAGCCCATTTTCTGGTATTAAATTAGCCCATTCGTTAGATTCTACTATATTGTTTTCTATTGAAAATTTTAATGCAATTTCTTTAATTTGATTTTTATCCGTATATGGTTCGGAAACCCATACCGTTTCTACAAATTCTATTCCATGTTTGACAATATGTGTTTTCCAATATTTCCCAGAACCCATATATTTAATAGGATTTCTAGTTGTTTTGCCAAAATATTTTAAGCCGGTAACCGAATGTTGTTTTATATATAAAAATGTTGGTGTTATAGTATTATCATAAATACTCATGTTGATACTCCTTTTCAGTATTAAAGTAGTTGGGAATCCCCATTCCGCGAACTACATCTTTATTTATATTTTTCTTGACAGATATAGTAATCTATAGTATAATATTCATCTAATAAAACATTGGATTAAATAAAATGAATATAGAAACCGAACTATTGCAAATAGCAGCTGAAGAAGCAGCTGAAATAATTTTGGCAATTTCAAAAATTTTTAGATTTGGCATTGATACTTCTTGGAAAGGTGAAACTAATCGTGAACACCTAGAAGAAGAAATTGGAGACCTTAAAGCATTAATTACTCTGTTAGAACAGAATGGCGTTATCAATAAAGATAAAGTTGATGAAGCTGCTGCTGCTAAAATAGTAAAATTGCAAAAATGGTCCAATATTTTTAAACAAAATGATAAATAAAATATATTAAATGCCAATTGGGTTTAATATATGGCATAATGCCAATAACACCTCGCTTAATAAAAGGAGAAAATATTATGAGTAAAAATACAGTCATCGGTATCGATTTAGGTACTACAAATTCTTGCGTAGCTATTTTAGAAAATGGTTCAGCAAAAGTAATCGAAAATTCAGAAGGTACAAGAACAACGCCTTCTATCATAGCATACACTGACAATGAAGTTTTAGTTGGTGCTGCAGCAAAACGTCAATCAGTAACTAATCCAAAAAATACAATCTATGCTGCAAAGCGTTTGATTGGTCGTAAATTTGCTGAAGACGCAGTTCAAAAAGACATAGACTTAATGCCATACACTATTCTGGAAGCAGATAATGGAGATGCTTGGGTCGAAGCAAATGGTGAGAAATTAGCCCCACCACAAATATCAGCCGAAGTTCTTCGTAAAATGAAGAAAACTGCAGAAGATTATTTAGGATATTCTGTATCACAAGCTGTTATCACAGTTCCTGCATATTTCAATGATTCACAAAGACAAGCAACTAAAGATGCTGGCCGTATTGCTGGGCTAGAAGTATTGCGTATCATCAATGAACCTACTGCTGCTGCATTAGCATTTGGTGTTGATAAAAAAGATAATATAGATAGCAAAGTTGCTGTTTATGACTTAGGTGGTGGTACATTTGATATCTCTATCATTGAAATCTCAAACATAGATGGTGAGAAACAAATTGAAGTATTATCAACTAATGGTGATACATTCTTAGGTGGTGAAGATTTCGATCAACGTATCATGGATTTCTTAGTAACTGAATTTAAGAAAGATAGTGGTGTTGATCTTAAAAATGATACATTAGCATTGCAACGTTTAAAAGAAGCAGCTGAAAAAGCTAAAATTGAATTATCATCAGCTGAACAAACAGACGTTAATCTACCATACCTAACAGCAGATGCAAGTGGTCCAAAACATTTGAATGTTAAATTAACTCGTGCTAAATTTGAAGCATTAGTAGAAGATTTAATTGAAAGAAGTATTGCCCCATGTAAAATTGCTATTAAAGACGCTAAAGTAAAATTATCAGATATTGATGAAATTATTTTAGTTGGTGGTCAAACACGTATGCCCAAAGTACAAGAAGCAGTTGAAAAACTATTTGGCAAAGCACCACGTAAAGATGTTAACCCAGATGAAGCAGTTGCGGCTGGTGCTGCGGTCCAAGGTGCAGTATTGTCAGGTGATAAAACTGACGTATTATTATTGGATGTTACACCATTGTCATTGGGTATTGAAACAATGGGTGGTGTGTTTACCAAAATCATTCAAAAGAATACTACGATCCCTACAAAAGCTAGTCAAGTATTCTCAACTGCGGATGACAACCAACCTGCAGTAAATATTAAAGTTGGGCAAGGTGAACGTGAGTTATATCAATATAACAAACAATTAGGTGAATTTAATTTGGAAGGTATTGAACCAGCTCGTCGTGGCGTTCCACAAATTGAAGTAACCTTTGATATTGATGCTAATGGTATTATGCATATATCAGCACAAGATAAAGGTACTGGTAAGAAAAATAATATTACCATTAAATCTGATTCTGGATTAAGTGAATCTGAAATTGAACAAATGATAAAAGATGCCGAAGCAAATGCAGATGCTGATAAAAAAGCTAAAGAACTAATTGAAGCTCGTAATAATGCCGATGCTCAAAAACATTCATTAGAAAAAGACTTTGATGAAGTTGCTGACCAATTATCAGATGATGAAAAACTAGCGTTTGAATCAGCATTATCTAAAGTTGAAGAAGCTACCAAAGGTGATGATGTTGAGGCAATTACCAATTCAGTAACAAAATTGTATGAAGCAGCAAGTCCAGTATTTGCAAAAAAACAAGAAGCTGAACAAGCTAAACAAACATCATCAGAAGCTAATTCTGACGAACCGTTGGATGCTGAATTCACTGAAGTTTGACATTTAAGAAAAATGTGATATAATATGTTCATAGTATGCCATTTGGGTATTATGAACATCTTGCTTAATATAAGGAGAAAATAAAATGACACAATTAAGAACAATAACTGCAGCAGAACTTGCTAATTTAAGTAAAGCACTAGTAGGGTTTGATAGAATGGTAAATGCCAGAACTAATTCACCACAATCAAACTATCCACCTCATAATATCATAAGATATACTGAAACAGATTACGCTATTGAACTAGCAGTGGCTGGGTTTAGTAGAGAAGATATTTCTATCGAAGTTGACCAAAATATTATCACTATTAGAGGAGAACATGATACATCATTACCAGAAGGTACTGAATTTATTCATCGTGGATTAGCTGCTAGAAATTTTGTAACCGAATTTCCATTAGTAGAATTTATGGAAGTTAGAGGTGCAGTAGTTAAAGACGGAATGTTAAAAATTTCAGTAGAATACGTAGTGCCAGAGGCACATAAACCTCGTCAAATAGAAATTAAATAATTTTATCACCAGGGGGAGGAAACTCCCCCACATTAAAGGAAAACAATATGTCAACAGATGTTATCACCGAAGAAAAAGTAAGTATTAAAGTGTCAGAACCAAAACGATGGAAAGTTATCATAATCAATGATGATCATACACCAATTGATTTTGTAATTGCTATGCTTATTGAAATATTTAAACATTCAATGGATTCCGCAACAAATGTTACATTACAAGTCCACGAATCTGGATCTGGTATTGCTGGATTTTATGATTTTGAAATTGCAGAAATTAAAGCAGTAGAAGCGACAAAACTTGCAAGAGAAAATGGTTTTCCATTACAGATCAAAATTGAACAATCTGAATAATAATAAATAATCATAATACTGTATGCATTTAATGCATACAGTTGTTTTATTGATATTTTAATTTACAATTATTGAAATGATATCTGGTCATATTATTAATTCTTCCAGACTTATTACAATGTGGACATTCTGCTGTTTTAAAAATTCGTCCTTTGTGTGCAGCTGAAATTTTTGATTTAACTTCAACTGATAATATACTACCCTTTTTAGAATCAGACATTTTCCTACGTGTTTCGTCAGAAATATTTTTACCGGCGATAGACATTTTTATTAAAGTATCCGCTGATGCTTTTTTTCCTGTATTTGCTATAGACAATTTTGCTTTAGTTTCATCAGATTTTTATCTTTCCTTTATTAGCAATAGATAATTTTAGTTTAGTTTCATAAGAACATATTGTGCCTTTTTTTGCAACTGATATTTTTTATCTAGTTTCTTTTGATTTCGGGTTGCCTTTATGCGCTGATGATATTTTAGTGCGTGTTTCCTGAGTCACTGTATGACCTTTATTAGCGATTGATAACTTAGATCTAGTTTCTACCGATGGTGATGTCCCAGATACCCCAGATACCCCTCCATCTATACCATTTTCCATTACCAAGTTGGCCCAATCATCTGACAATACTATATTATTTTCATTTGAAAAATGCAAAGCATGGTCAATAATTGAAGTGTCATAATATAATTCTGAAACCCATAATGTTTCTACAAATTGTTTTCCATGTTTTTTGATATGTTTTTTCCAATATTTTCCAGATCCTAGATACTTGTATGGGTCTTTTTTACTAGTTTTTCCAAAATATTTTAGACCAGTAATTGAATGCTTTTTTATATAAAGATATGTTGGTTGTATTTCTGTATAAATACTCATGCTGATTGTCCTCCATAGACGTTAGTGTAGTTGGGAACGCCAATTCCGTGAACTACATCTTTATTTATATTTTTCTTGACATTATATTATCATAGTGTTATAATATACGTTTATTAAAGGAACAATATATGTCATTACGCGAAATCACTAAAGATTTACATACACAAGCTGAACAAACTGATTTTATGAAATTAATCATTTCAGGAAAATTACCAAGAGAATTATATATAAACTATTTGTGGCAAATGATCCCAATATATTCCACTATTGAATTTGGAGCGCAAGTTCAGGGATTTTTTTCTAAATTATCTGGTATTGATAGAACAAAATATATCTATCAAGATTTTCTTGAATTAGCTGATAAAGAGATTCATTACACGTGGACACAAGAAACATTGGAATATATTAGATATCTGCAAGATTTAATCAACGATTTAGAACGTAAGCATTTAATAAAAGCTCATTTATATGTTCATCACCTAGGGACATTGAATGGTGGGCAATATATCGCTAAGACTGTTCCAGGTTCTGGTAAGTTCTATCAATTTGAAGATGTTGAAGGTCTACGAAATGCTATTAGAGCAGAATTAACTGATGATTTAGGAGATGAAGCTAGAGTAGCATTTGAATGGGCTATAAAAATCATGAAGGCATTGGATGAAACTAATTAAGATAAAAACAAATATTCAAGGTGAACCATATGTTTCAAATGTTCTATTATCATTTGGTAAATCTATAAAAGTCAAATATCAACCGTATAGCAAGCACGTGTATTCATCAGACGTAATTGGCACACAAAATGATGGATGGTATATTAGAATAGAATCACCATTTTCTAAAGTAGTTACGCAGATGGATCCATATGATTTTATTGTAAAAACAAGACCACATCGTAAAATATGGTTATTTAGGCGAAGACCTAGTATTAAGAATATAATAAAATCGTGGGCATGGCTACCTATTGATGAATAACATTCAAATGTCGCTTATTGATATAAGTCAGCTATTTAAATATAAATTTGATCATTCAGGTGAAGAAATTCATATACCAGAAGCTGTTCAGTTTAACAAGCCAGGTTGGAGTAATCTAACCTGGGAATCTGATTTATATAGAAAAGCACATGTCAATATTATTGATGCAATAGATACTCGTGGGTTGTGGATGATGCATTGTTGCATTTATCCACATTTTCATAATCCTGCTCCAATATTTGGGTTTGATGTATTTGCTGGTAAGAATAAAATCACAGGTTGTTTTCATGATTTTAGTCCAGTATCAGATAATCATCCGTTATCAGAATGGTTTGCAAATGAATCTGCAAAGTTATCTTGGAATAAGAAACGTGAATTACCAGAATGGGCACAACGTATATTTTCAAATGATATTATTGCTGCTGGTAACGTACAATCAGATGAAGAGCTAACGCAAATATCTGATATGATAGCAGATACATTAGACGTATATCTAGCATCGTTATCTGATACAAACAACACAAGCGATGATATTTCAAATAAACATAAATATTATGTTGAAAATCAACGTCTTAACCCACACAATCCTAAAGTATTGATGATGTTAGGATTGTCAGAAGAAGAAGCAGTAGAATATATTAATAACTGTCTATTCCCATCTAGTTAACTACTAGTTTTACTCATATTTGTTATCGCTTAAATATAATATTAGGAGCAACAAACATGAGTAAAATAGTAGGTTTTATATTATTTTTAGCAGCTATGCCATCTTTTGCTGCCGAAATACAATTTGGATTTAATAGTCCATCATTCAGTGGTGCTGGCTATAGTTCACATATATTAACTATTCAGCAGTTAGAAAACCAAGCGACATCACAGAATCAAGCAGCTGCTGCTGCCATAAAACAACAAGCTGAGGCTGCAGCTGCAAATACACCACAGGCACAATTTATAGCAAATTTACAATCTAGAATTTATTCACAACTGGCTCAACAACTAACAAATAGTATTTTTGGTGGGACTGGAAATCCAACATGTACTACACCAGGTACAGTCTGTGGAACAATTCCAGATCTTGGTGGGAATACGGTAACCTGGGGATTAGGAAGTGGTTCAAATAATGGTATGATTTTAATTAATATTACCAACAACTCAAATCCTAGTCAAACCACACAAATTTCAGTACCAGCGGGGACATTTTATTTTTAGCTATGAAAAAGATTATTATATTATGTGCAATAACATTATTACAAGGATGTGCAACAGGTAGTTCTATACATAAGTTATTAACTGGTGAACAGTTTGATGATCCGGTAAATGAAAGTATTAGCACATACCTTAAAAAAGAAGAAAATCAATTAAAACCGCCAGTTGGTGGACCTGTTCCTGTTGCAGTATATGGTTTTATGGATAAAACTGGTCAACGTAAATCAATAACTGGAATTGCCAGTTTAAGTTCTGCTGTTACTCAAGGTGGTGAAGGATACTTGATTAAAGCATTACAAGATGCTGGTAATGGTGTGTGGTTTAAAGTTGTAGAACGTGTTGGATTAGAGAATTTGATTAAAGAACGTCAAATGATTCGTCAAATGCGTGAACAATTTCAAGGTAAAGATGCAATATCATTGCCTGCTATGACATTTGCTGGTATTATAGTAGAAGGGTCAATCGTAGGATATGATTCTAATACAATAACAGGTGGAGCAGGTGTAAGATTCTTTGGTATTGGAGCAGATACACAATACCAAAGTGATACAGTAACTATCAGTTTAAGAACTGTTTCGGTTAATACAGGAGAAGTATTAACTAGTGTTACAATCACTAAAACTGTTTTAAGTTATTTAGATCGTGTTGGATTACTTAAATTTATAGATGCCGGAACAATGGCAGTGGAAGCAGAGGTAGGCGGTTCTATTAACGAGAGCATTAATAGAGCTACTAATAAGGCAATACAAGCAGCAGTTGTCGAAACAATTAAAGAAGGTGCTAGAAAAGGAATCTGGGCATTTAAGGGGTAGGAGCAATGAAAAAATATCTTTTATTAACAACATTTCTATCACAAACAGCATTTGGAGTTGGAATATCAACTGGACCAAATAATGTTTATATAGAACAAATAGGAACATCAAATACTATTAATGTTGAACAAGTAGGTGGAACTAACACCGTTGGTGGAACATCTGGAACTATTTCGGTTGATTCAGCTGGTGTTACATCGGTTACACCAGTAGCAGCAAGTGCATTGAACTATGGAACCGTTACAGGTAGTAGCAATATTCTAAACATTACACAACATGGTAATAACGATTGGGCGCAATATAATATCCTAGGTGGTAACAATATGTATACTAGTACCATTACTGGAAGTAGTAACCAAACATCATTAACAGTTGGTAGTCAAGGAAATCCATCTAATAACTATAATACTATTACCGAATTAATAACAGGTGATAGCAACTTATCATTACAAAATTTAATAGGTAACTATATTACCAGTTTCTTATCAGCATCTGGTAACTTCAACCAAGTTACACAAAATATAACTAGTACTTCTGGAATAGCAGGTTCTAGCGATAATAGTACTATTAATATTTCAGGTAATAGCAACATTATAAACACACAACAAAATGATGTTGGTGTTCATTCTTTAGTTGAGAATATTACTGGAAGTAGTAATGTTATATACACCCAACAACAAGGTGCAAACAATACTAACGTTAATATATTAACTCAAGGTGACTTCAATACCGTTACTGTTAGAACAAGTTCTGCAACCATAGTGAGCCCACAATCAGCAATAGCAAGATAATATGTGGTGGATTATATTCATGTTGGTTTCTTCTAATGTATGGGCTGATATTGGCTCAGTGGGAGAAACTAAAGGAATATCCTGCCAAATAGAACGTAATAAACAAAAACTACCAGGTAATAAAGGTGCTTCAATAGAAAGTATGGACACTTATATTACCGGTGGTTGTGTTGCTGATATAAAATTCAAAGATGATACAAACGTCAAAGTAAATGAAAATAGTAGATTATTAATAGATGATTTTGTGTTTGACCCAAAACAATCAGATGCTGGAAAACTTGCTTTAAAAGTAGGTATGGGTACAGTAAGGTATGCATCTGGGCAAATTGCTAAAAATAATCCACAGCAAGTTGGAATAAAAACACCTACAGCTACTATTGCAGTTAGAGGTACAGATTTCACAATGACTGTAGATGAAGCTGGTCAGTCTTTAATAGTATTAGTACCAAGTTGTAAAGATAAAAAAGATATCAAACAGTACGAACTTCAAGAAAATATATGCGCAGTAGGTAAAATAGATGTTACGACACTTGCTGGTACCGTATCATTAGATAAAGCATATGAAGCTACATATGTCCAAAGTGCAACAATGTCACCCAGTCTACCAACAACTGTTAACATAATAGAATCAAAGATTTCAAATAACCTTATTCTAGTCAAACCACTGGAAGTGCAAAAGGTAGTCAAGGAGTCCAGTAAATCACCAAAAGATAAAGAAGTTCAAGCAATGGAAGAGGAAATGGCTAGAAGGTTAGTTAATCAAGTTTCCAAAAATACACAAGATTCCGAAGCAAGATTACTTTCATTAATACGTGAAGCAAATGAGAATGGGTGTGACCCAACTACTAATGTATGTATTTCATGGGAAAATTCAGCAGCAACTGATACACAAGGTAAAGGAAAAGGTATTGCATTTAGGGTATTAGGTTCACAAGATTACGCAGAAGTAAAAACATTTGGCTTTGCATCAAACACATCAGTATTTATTACACAAAACTATAGTCCGGGGGCAGCAGTTATAGGTACTGGTACTCCTGGTGGAAATATTGTTACAATTATTCAAAATCCAGGAGTACCAAAACAATGAGATATATCATTTTATTTTTATTGAGTTTTAATGTTTACGCAGTTGATATTGCTGGATTAAATTATACAGTATATGCAGCAGGTGGTGCAACACCATCAATGACAACTAACAGAACAGTCTTAGCATCTGGAGTTGCTAATACGTTAAACTATGATTGGGGTTCTGGAGTTGTTATGAATAGTGGATTATCCGATGGGGTTTTAATACACTTTACTGGATATATTCTGTGGCCCGGTGCTACAAACACTGGTTTGAAAAATGTAACATTTTATGATCGTAGTGATGATGGATTTTATATGACTATAAATGGTACCACTGTAATCAATAACTGGATAGAACAAGGTCCGGCAAATTATAATAGTTCTGGTAGTATATTACTTACTTCAGGGCAAATATATACCATGGATGTTTGGTATTATGAAAATGGTGGTGGGGCTGTTATACAACTTGACTGGGATATTGGTGGCATAGCGGTTGTTCCATTTACAAACTTAGGAACATCTGTTAATGTATTTGTTCCACCAGTATGTTGTGGTGCATCATCATCGCCATTTACTATAAATGTATTTGATAATGCCAATATCCAATCCTATATCAATAGAGCAACATCGGATAGTAAGGTTTATATTGATCAAATTGGGTCTGCAAATACAATAACCGTAAATCAAACAGGTACTAAAAATAACTACGCAAATTATTATGGCAATGGTAACAGTAATTCCGTAAACATTACACAATCATCATCCAATAGTACCTCTACCAACTACGCAACATTAAATATAATAGGAAACTCAAATACCGCATCATTGACACAATCAAATGAAGGTGGAAGTAAACAAGTTTCTGCTAATATAATAGGTAATAATTCATCATTAATTACAAATCAATCGGGTAATGGCAATCAGTATATAGAAACCACATTAAGTGGTGGTAATAAAAATGTTGATATCACACAACAAGGCTCTGGTAATCATATGGCAAATGTCACGTTGTCAGGTTTACCAGTAGATTTAAGTCTAAATCAAGCTGGATCTTTACAACAATCATATTCAATAAACTTCAACTGTGCTACAACCGGTGGATGTCCTAAAATTTCTGTACAACAAGGACAGTAATTTTTCTGTAATATTAATTTTGATAAATACCGTACTTAGATAATTTAGGAGAATTATTATGATTTGGAGTACACCTACATACAATGATATTAGATTAGGGTTTGAAGTAACCTGCTATATCAATACCCGTTAACAATTATCATTATATAAAGGAATTTATGTCAGTTATAATTTTAGCTAAACAAAGTAAACACGAATATGAAACAACAAAGCTAATCGAAAAGTTTGAAGAGAAAGAAATTGTCGCTAAAGTTTGTTATTTTGAAAAAATTGATATCATAATTAACGATGGTATTTACTATGATGGTGAAAAACTTGAATTACCAAAAGCAATTCTAGTAAGGGTAGGTGCTGGTATCGGCAGAAAAGATCTATCAGTTGTAAGATATTTTGAACTATCTAATATACCATGTTTTAATTCAAGTGATAGTATTAACATAGTTCAAGATAAATTTCATTCAGGTGAAATATTAAGTAAAGCCGGTATTGCGGTTCCTACAACAATAATAGTAAAACACCCAATAACAAATGATCTTGTAAATGAACATATTGGATTTCCATGTATTATAAAAGTAGTAGTTGGAAGTTTTGGTGAAGGTGTTCATTTATGTAATACCACAGAAGATTATCGAAGATTTGTAGATTTTGTCAATATTGTATATAATACAAAGGTATTAATAGCACAAGAGTATATTGGTGAAAGACCTGGTGAAGACTTAAGAGTATTGGTCATAGGTGGGAAAGTTCTAGGTGCTATGAAAAGAACTGCACCTGATGGAGATTTCCGTGCTAACATTACAAATGGTGGAACTGGTGAATCATTTGAAATAACCCCAGAAATAGCTGAAATAGCTGTAAATGCTGCTAATATACTAAAATTAGATATAGCAGGTATAGATTTACTGTTTGATTCACGAGGATTTAGAGTATGTGAAGCCAACTCAAACCCAGGATTTAGTGGTTTTGAAAAATATTGTAATACCGATGTTGCAGGTGCTATTGTTTCTTTTATAGAAAGCAAATTAAACTAAATACTAGTCTACTGGAGAATAGCATGAAACAAAAGAAACTTGTAAAAGAAGTTTTAAATGCTTGTCTAACTGGTGATAATGAAAAATTATATTCATTAAGAATAGAAGAATATAAAAAAATATTAAAACATAAAGAAAAAAATAAACCATTTTCAGCCCGTTGGACAATCGTAAAACTGTAACATAAATTTAATATATTTTTAAAAATAGTGCGATAAATACTTTATGAATAAAACATATCGCACTATTTTTATTAGCGACGTTCATCTTGGAACTCGTGATTGCAAAGCAGATCAACTAAATAATTTTCTAAAACATAATTCTTGTGAGACCCTATACCTAATAGGAGATATCATAGATGGATGGAAGATTCAACAAAATAAACTCAAGTGGAAGCAAAGTCATTCCAATGTGGTTCGTAGAATACTAGGTATTGCAAAGCATGGTACAAAAGTAATCTATGTAGCTGGAAATCACGATGAATTTCTACGTCCAATGATTGGTCTTGGCATTTCATTTGGTAAAATTTCAATTCATAATCAAGCAGAACATATTGGGGTAGATGGTAAAAGATATCTTGTTACTCACGGCGATCTATTTGATGGGATTAGTAAAATTGCACCATGGCTTGGATTTTTAGGTGATAAAGGTTATGATTTAATATTAGCGGTTAACAACAAATTTAATTGGATTAGACATAAATTAGGATTTGGTTATTGGAGTTTAAGTAAATACCTTAAACACAAAGTTAAATCAGCGGTTGACTTTTTGTTTCAGTTTGAAGTAACATTGGCAAACTATTGTAAAAAACGAGGGTTTGATGGTGTCATAGCAGGGCATACACACACCCCTGTTATAAAAGATATAGATGGTATTATAATCATGAATGATGGAGATTGGGTTGAATCGTTATCTGCATTAGTTGAAAATCATGATGGGTCATTTGAAATAATATACTGGACTTCAATTCAAGAATAACATGATATATGGCCGTATATTACACCATTATAATAATATAAAGGAATAACTTATGTATATTTTAGTAGCATTACAAGCAGTTGCAGCATTGGGTACTAGTCTATTTTGGCAACCAATCGGTGAATTTAGTTCTCAAGATTCATGCAAGGTAGCAATGGAACAATTACAAAAATCAAAAGATCACAGGGATAACGAACTATATGTTTGCTTAAAGAAATAGTATGAAAAAAACAATATTGATAGTCACAGATAATTCACATAACCAGATCAACGGTGTAGTTACTACTTATAAAAATATAGAAAAACACGCACTAACAAATGGATATATTGTAAAATATATCTTTCCAGATATGTTCTTCAATTTTCCAGCATTTGGATACCCAGAAGTAAAAATAAGTATTCCGTGGCAGATTGATAAAAAAATCAAAGCAATTAACCCAGATTATATTCATATTGCGACAGAAGGACCACTTGGATTAGCCGTTCTTTTTTGGTGCAAGAAACATAATATAAATTTTTCATCAGCATATCATACAAAATTTCCAGAATTTCTAAAAAAGTTATATAATATTCCAGAAAATATTACATATTCTTATGTAAGATGGTTTCATAAGCATTCTGGTAAAGTGCTAACAACTACTAAAACAATGGTCGATGATTTAAAAGCACATGGGTTTAATGGTGATATCATACCATGGACACGTGGTGTTGATCGAACTATTTTTAAACGTGATGAAAATAAAAAGTTTTCAGATAAAGAAATAATACTATTAAGTGTTGGTCGTGTAAGTAAAGAAAAAGGTCTAGATGATTTCTGTCAGTTAGTATTACCAAACTATAAAAACGTGTCTAAAATAGTAGTTGGTGATGGCCCATACCTAGAAGAGCTAAAAAAGAAATATAAAAATGTATGGTTTGTTGGCTCAAAAACTGGAAGTGATTTAGCAAAATATTTTGCTAAATCAGATGTCTTTGTGTTTACTAGTAGAACTGATACGTTTGGTATAGTTATCATTGAAAGTTTGAGTGTAGGAACGCCAGTTGCTGCATATCCTGTTCCAGGTCCTATTGATATTTTAGAACAGAATGTTACTGGACATATGTCTGATGATCTATCATTTAGTGTTGAATCATGTTTAACTTTAGATAGAGATATTGTGTATAATGCAAGTAGTAAATGGACTTGGGACAATTGTTGGAAGATTTTTAAAGATAATCTAATAGATATGCAAACAAAATAAATACACATGAGAAAAATAATATTATTTTCATTAATAATTCTGTCAGGTTGTGCAACTCAACATATAGCAGCACCAATTAATGAGTTAAAACTTATTAGACCATCTCCAAAAAAACCAATCTGTGATTACAAAATTGGTGATAAATGCAAACATTTTACAGCAGCAGAAATTGCTGGAGCAACAACACTAGGACATACCATCAATGACCAAACAGATCCTTAGAAAAATAGCAACAAGTGTGTGGACAGCGTTAATTACACTAGCAATAATCTTAGTTATAAGAATATCAGACCCGACATTTGTAGAATCAATTAGATTAAGATATTTTGACACATTAATAGCAAATAAACACCCAACCGAAAATAGTGTTGTTACTGTAAATATTGATGAAGAATCATTAAACAAATATGGTCAATGGCCATTCCCACGTGGTGAGTATGCAAAAATTATTAATGATTTATATTCTAAAAATGCAGGTCTAGTTGTTTGGAATGTTCTTATGCCAGATAAGGATCGTAGTGGACAAGATTCCCAACTTGCAAAATACTTATCAGAATTTCCTGTTGTGTTAAGCAATGTTCCGTCTCAGCAATTTAAAAATTTACCAAAAACACCAGGAAGTGTAGTTATTGGTTCAGAATACTTAGATAGAATTGTGCAATATCCTGGATTGATTGCAAATATAGAATCATTAGAAATGAATGCTGCTGGTGTAGGAACAACAAATACATTACCAGAAATTGATGGTGTTAATAGACGTATGCCGCTAGTTGTATCAGTAAATGAAAAACTGTATCCTAGTATTGCAATTGAAGCACTTAGAGTTGCATCAGGTGTATCAACATTTCAAGTAAAATTGAATGAATTTGGTGTTGATAAAATGCGTATTCCTGAGTTTGGTACTATAAGCACAGATAACTTAGGACGTATATGGATAGATTGGAGTCAACAACATAAATCACTTAGTTTAGAACATTTACCTGATGATTTTGATGGTGCTATAGTAATCGTGGGTACAAGTGCTGCTGGACTAGGTAACCCAGTTCCTACAAGTATTGGTAGTGTTTGGCCGCAAGATATGCAAGCAACGGTAATTAGTACAATGATGAATAACGTGAATATCCAACGACCGTTTTGGGCAGATACCGCTGAAGAAGGGATTCTACTATTTTCATGTTTACTTTTACTAATTTTAACAAGATGGGTATATGTTGGGTTAGCAAGCACTTTCATTATCATAATGTGTATTGTTATTGGAAGTAGGTTTGCTTTTACAGAATATCTGTATCTTTTAGATATCACTGCACTAGTTAGCGGTATTATTTTGGTTGCTTTACATGCATATGGAATTAAATTTGTAAATGAATTTTTACAAAAACAACAAATCAAGAAACAATTTGGAAGTTATGTGTCACCTGTAATGGTTGAAAGACTTCAGAAGAATCCAGAGTTAATTAAACTTGGTGGCGAAAAGAAAGAGCTGTCTATAGTGATGACAGACCTAAGAGGGTTTACAACTCTTGGGGAATCATATGGGGAAGATGTAGAAGGGTTAACTAAAATCATGAATGACTATATGACTGCTATTTCAGACCCAGTATTAAAGAATGATGGGTGTTTAATAAAATTCATAGGTGATGCCAGTTTACATGTACATGGGGCACCATTAGATGATAAATACCACGCTAAGAATGCGGTAAGAACTGCTTTAGAAATGATCGAAGCCGTTGACAAATTTAATGAGCAATTAGTACGACAAGGTAAACCCAAAATTGGTATGGGAGCTGGTGTTAATACTGGACCAACATTAATCGGAAATATTGGGTCTAAAGCAAGGTTTGGGTATGATGTACTTGGTGATTCAGTATCAACTGCTGCTAGATTAGAAGGACAAACCAAAGGTTATGGTGTATTATTAATAATTGGCCCCACAACTGCTAAACTTGTAGAGAATGATTATTTTGTTATTAAACTGGATGATATAGCAGTTAAAGGAAAAACTATTGGGTTAGATATCTATACAATATTACCAAATAATAGTTCACACGCACATCGATTAAAACACAATAAAATGTTTAATTATTATCAATCACAACAATGGTGGCTAGCAACAGTTGAATGCCTCGAATTAAAAGGTTCTTTTAATGGTGCACTTGACTACTATTATGATATGATGATTAAACGAATAGAAACATATGGTGAAGATATCTCATTTCCCAAAGACTGGGATGGAATTCTTCGAGCAACAACAAAATAAAGGATTCAAAATGGCATTTAGAAACAGAAGTTTTATATCATCGATTTGCGGAATAATTGCTACAATAGGAATTATGTTTATATTACTATTAGTAGCAGTACTTAGTCTATTTGTAATAGTCCCAGAAATGATTTATAAATCATTAAAAGATTGGTTTTTTATTTGGCAAAATAGATATTAAAAATCATAATTTGGCTATTTTTATAATATCCCTAAGAGTATGTGGATTACAATGAGATCTAGGAATTGGTATAAAAGGTCTGTTATTTGGTAATATAAACCCTTCAGGTGGGAACCATTTTTCATGTGAACCACCTTCTCTTTTAGTCCATCCTTGACGTTTTAATTCTCTTAATACATCCTTTAATGATGGAATCCCATCTTCATCTAACAATTCATCTTCAAATATTATTTCATATATTTTCATTATATTTCTCAAATTAATTCTACCCTTTATAGAATACTGGTAGCGAATCAATGTTCTAAAGGTGGTAGACACCTATGCCACGTAACAAATGTTACGGTCCTAAGGGCAATTCTTAAATTGTAAACAATGGGCCTGATATCAATTGTCCAGTCTCGCTAATAATACTTTTATTAAGTCGTTTAATCCATTCAAGTGTTATATGTCTATTTCTATAATATTGTGGAAATAAATGCACTTCAACAGGGTTATCACCTTCCGCTAATATAATTGCTTCCATGCGATGTCGTCCTTCATGATTTGTAATTTCAGCAGGTTCTGTAAAGTCTCCAGAATGCCATTTTTCTGGAATATGTATACCAAAAAATGGTTGACCAATTTCCCCGCCATCTTTTATATACTGTGCTAATTTTAAAATTTGTTGTTTTACTTCTGAATCTACTGGCATTTCTTCTGCTAACTTTAAAAATGTTGATGGTTTCATTTTTACACGAATTCCAAAGTAATCTACTTCATCATTATTGCTTACAGCACCAGCACCTGTTTTACTATTCATAGTTACTTCTAAAATTTCTTTAATCTTCATTCACAGTTCCATCGACTACGTGCTTTACAGATTGGTTTATCGGGTGTTTTTGAACAATCAATGTGATGCATATTCTTTTGTCCGTTTGACCTTGCACAAAAACTTTTTCGTCTATTAGAGTCTTTACTACCTTTCTTTAATTCACTAGGTTTTTTTGTAACAGCAGTTTTTAGTTTGCTTCCAGGATGTTCTTTACGATATGTACTAACGGCCTTTTTACTCATTCCGTCGGTTTTATCTTGTTTATTGACTTTTTGCCAATCTTCACTAATTAATTCACTTATTCTCATATATTAATCTTCCTTCTTTTCTTCTTTACCTTGATAAGCAACTGTTAATATCTTTTTAGCAATTTCACTGCCACCTACAACTGCCATATATACAAGCAACATCTCCCAATTTGTAGCATCATTTACACTTTTAATCACTACATAGGTTGCAACACTATATGAAATATGTGTCCATATTTTTGAACTACTTAGTTTTCCAGAATGTGAATCAGTAAATAAAAATTTCATTCTAGTTCCTTTTGTTTTTGAGCATTTTCTCTGATCTGCAATACTGTATTTAGTTTTGCAGTTAATCGCAAAAGATCATTATCCAATAATCGTATACGATCTATTAATGCAATCAATTCTTTAGATGCTTCCCCCAATACTGGATTAATTTCATCTATGGTAAATGACCAAACATACTTTACCATCCTGAGCATATAAAAACTAGATATGATTGGAAATCCGTACTTATTAATGAGTTCTGCTAGTTGTGTTATGTCCATTATAAGTCCTTAAATTTGCAGTTATCAAAATGCCATCTCGTCATGGGAGGTTTACTACCACTTTTACCACAATATGGACAAATTAATATAATTTCAGATATATAATTAACGCCATGTCTTTCCATAATAGTATTGCATATTTTTTTCTTTACTATGTCCGACTTCGATGCATTATCCACCCCGTATTTTTCTAAACAGGTCTTTCTATTTTTGGCATAATTATTGTAATTTTCATCGCCATATTTTTCCTGTTTAGTTTGCCTATTTTTTTGCATATTATTGTAATTTTCATCGCCGTATAACGCAAATTTAGTTTTTTTAACTTTTTGCTTTATATTAGATGATTTCATAGGATTGTCAACCCCATATTTTTTAATTGAAGTGGCTGTTCGTTTATCTAATGATTGTTGTGAGAAATAATTACTATCATTATTCATCAACCTAGTTTGTAGTTGTTTTTTACGAATATGTGGTACCTGCGCTGTAAATTCATACCCATACTTTTCTTTACAAGAAACTTTCGATTTATTCTTTACTAGATCCGATTGCATAGGGTATTCGACTCCTAAATTGTTCATATGGGTTTCTTTTATTTTTTCTTGTATGTCAACAGATTTAAAAACATTATCAACACCATATTTTCTTAAACACGATTGTTTAGAACTACTATAAAATGAGTTAGTACCGAAAGCCATGCCCATGTTATTATGACAGTTATACCAGTTACTCGATGTTGCACAGTTATGAAATGTTAAGAACCACGATTCATATACAAAAATAGAGTTGGTTCCGAACGGCATTTGTAATTCATCTATAGTTATAATTTCCAGTATTTCAAAAATATCAATCCCGTCCTTCTGTATTATCTCATTAATCATTTTAGATGATGTTGTATACCCACCTATAGTCATAAATTCGGATGGATGACAGCCTTTAGCCCATCGCGCCCCTGCATATTTGATTTTTGTTTTTTTATGTTCTATAATATAGAAATACGGTAATGTATAAATAGTATTACTGAACATACTAGTCTCCCGATTATTGTTAAAATGTTTAGAATAGGTGGGAACTCCAATTCCGCGACCTATGATTATTTATCAAAAATTAGTCGCGTCTAGCATCAAGTTTTCCGTCACTTCTTGATATTCTATCTAAATCTGGTCTTAATCCTAACACTGATGATATGGTAACGTCAATTTTAATCAATTCATGAGAACAGGTTTTAACTCGGTTCTCTAATGCCATTACAATTGAAGCTAATGTTTTAACAGATGCAATAATATCACCTAATACAAATTTTAATGCTGTAAAGATAAATGCCCCACCTGCACAACTTGCTAGGATAGGGATAATAACATCTGAAAAGAATTTAATATATTCTGGGCTCATATTTCTGTTTCCGGATTTTTCCATTTTAACTTGTTGGTGTTTGGGATCATTTTAAAACCAGATTTTTCGTAAATTTTAATAAGATTTTTTTGTTCAACCCGACCATTTGCCCATGCAGTCAACGTCAAATCTACCTTATAGTCAGTTGCCAAATCCTGCATTTCTTTAATGAAAGCACTTGCATATCCTTTTCTTTGAGGATGTGCGGATATCCAACTTATTTCAACACTATTTTCAGCATCGTCCGGCTGCAATGTAAATTGAACAAAATCATTTGAACTAATTATTTTCAAATGCTTATCTGGTCCGAACATTGGATGCGTTTCTGGATATCTACTATTCATTGTGTTGATGAAATCTCTAACGCGTTGCCGTTTACGTAGTATTAGTTCACGTTTTGATATCTCTGGTTCTTCCGATTCACAAATAATTTCTCTAATATTCATTTCGTAACTTTCTCTACTTTATCAATAATTTTATCAACGTTGTTCTCTACTACATTATCAACGCTGTCTTTAATCTTTTCCATTATTGTTTTTTTAGGTGCAGGATGTGCAGGTGGTTTTTCACCATTATTATTCATTATCGCTGCTACTTCATGATGAACTTTCATTGGAAGTGCATCCACATCCAACGATGCTGAAACCAATTTATCTAAATCTAATACATCAACATTCATTTGACGGACTCTTCCATCCATTGACTTTATAAGACCTATGATTTTTTTAATTGATTTTACAACAGAACCAAGAACCAATGAGATTGCTTGCATGATAAACCAACCGCAAACTACAGCAAGTGCAATTGGGAACCCACATTGTTGTACTAGACTGAAAAAATCAAAATTAGGCACCGCGTTTGCTCCATTATTAGGAGTATTTATCAGTTAATACCAGTATCTTTTCTACCCATAATATTAAATGCCCATGCACGTTCACCACATTGCCAGCATTTATTACATCGTCCAATAACTTGCTCAGTGCACGTATGAGTTAGTTTTAGTAACCCTTCCATTTCATACTGAAATAATAGGTCAATAATATGTGTTTTATACAAATCAAAAAATGGAGCTATTACCATTTCTGTATTTGCATTAACTCTCACAGGTGCCAAACCTGCAACGGTAGTAGGAGGAATTTTATTTGTACCAAAAAAAATGTATTCTATTTCTGGATATTTTATCTTAATATCAAAGTATGCAGTTGTACTCTGTTTAGTGTGATGCGCATCCGGATTTCCAACTGTTATAGTGTCCGGTAATGTTATATTAAATCGGTTATTCATATATTGTACAATTCCATTTATATATGTTAATGACCCATCATGTTTTGGTATTGTGAAAAGTGTTATAGTTGGTGTTATATTAGTCTCCTCACATTCTAGCAGAAGAAGATATAAAAGAACTGCACTGTCTATGCCACCACTTAACATTATTCCATACCTACTACCTTCTTTCATTTCTATACAAATTTCAGTATTATCTAATCTTGATTTAATTTTCATAAAAATATTTATCCACTAGTATTGACATCACACGTAAATATGGTATACTAAACACTCTTAAAATTTATGGGTTTTAAATAATGGCTAGAAGCAGAAATAATAAAGTAACTGGTAAACCAAGAACTAAAGCTAGAGTGAAAAGATAATAAATAAAGGTTGACAAACTGATTTATTATGGTATAATAGTTAAACATACTAATGACGAGTAGTCCATAAATCTACCCCGTGAAATGCGGTAGTTAGTATGTTCTTATAAATACAACATGCATATAAAAGAAATTGAAACATTATATCATTTAAGTAAATCTGATGATATAAAAAAACTGACACCAAGAGTGCCTTCTAAAGTAGCAAGTAGAAAGAATGCATTTGAAGATGATACTATTAAACGAGTATCATTCGCACCAGCAATAGATGGTTGTATTCTTGGTTTACAATTATCCAAAGATGATTTTATCAATGGGGAAGTAATATTATATGTATATTCCCCAGTAATTATTGATAGCAAACAAATTGTTTCCAATAAAACTATTGTTGGTAAAAACCTTGTATTTGATGCTGAGGTAACTAAAGAATGCTGGTTTCTAGATGAAGTTAACGTAGAATTGCTTGGCAGTATCACAGTGTATGATATAGTAGTTCGCACAATTGAATATACACCAATACGGGTAGGAAATCCAAAATTCTTAAAACCAAATGGAAGATTGGATACTTACTTATATAAGTATAAATGGAACAATTAGTAAAGTTTTTTAAATTCAAGTCAATTGTATCAATTGATTGCTTGTAAAAAGAACCACAACAATTATGTAGCATAATCTTCTAGGGATACGTGTTGTGGTTGAATTTTTACAACAATAATAAATCCATACGATATGCCCATAGCATATTGAGACTTAAGAAACGTGTGTGGGTTTATTATTGTTGTTAAAAGCTCTTTATGAGAGTATCCTTCAAAATGAAGGCATCAAACACTGGGGAGTCGGTGCCCCACATCTCCACCATAAACGCATTACTTATATCATCAGAGCTACCACTCTTTAATTGAAGGCAGTTATAAGGATAAGTATAGTGCGCTTATGATGGGGATGACTTGGATTCGACTTGGTGAGATAGTGGAGACGGCAACACGGTAGGCGATGACCGTAAATCAAGCAAAACATATAGATGCAAAAGCTTCTAAATTTGAATTCTACACTGTAGATGGCATCTTCGAAGATGCTATGGCTGCTTAATAACCAGTCAATTCTGGGGTAGGAAATACCTTATAATCAAAAATACCTAGTAGGGAGCAATCCCTACTACCCTTCTTATACCCAAGTATAACTTGGGTTTTTTATTCTTAAAATTTATCTTGACATGATCATCATTTAAGAGTATAATACCATCTTAGGCAAATCTTAGGCAATCATTAGGCTCCATAGGCAAACACTTTTGAAATACTCGCACCGGTAGATTAATGGGTGCCCCAGGAAATGGAATGTTCTTCGCATGGAGGGAAACAGCTGAGCAAAAGCAGC